TCATTCCCACATGTCCCCAGGTTTAGGAGCGGTACGGTGCAATATCTCAAAAATGCCCATAGCGATAGCGAACACTAGTACGCCGAACCCTGCGATAGCTGCGAAACCTTTAATCATTTTGCATCAACCAATCCAAAAAGAAGTGGATGGCAGCCAAACCTACGATGGCGAAACCGATGAAAGCCACGAACCCCATCACTATCCGGCGTACTGCCAATGCCAAATTTCAAATTCACGGCTCGACGGGTCGCTTGATTGCAGATAAAACCCGAAGTCGGGGGCGTTGGCGCACATCCAGTCAGCAGCTTTATCGTCTGAGGCGAGCGCTACAAGCTTTTTTGCTCGTTCCACACCAACGTCGATTGCTAAACCGTACCCGTGGTTGGATTTGCCTGGGGTTGAACATGGTGAAAACCCGTTGCGCAGTAGCCATGTTTCGCCTTCATACGTGCGTTTAACGCGGTCAGGGTCATTGAGGATGCCCTTCTTTTTGTTTGCCCAATCTTTATCTTCAGCGGGACGGTAGCGTTCTTTGAACAAACCTAACTGTGCTTCGAATGAACGGTAGTCTCCGACGTTGCGAAGTTTGTTTCCTGCGGCTAAAGCTGCGTCGTACAGTTCGTTGAATTTGGCTGCGACAGGTGTATACATTTTGCCACCGCATTTGACAGAGGACAACATTGCTGGTTTTAGTTTGCCGTTGCCAAGTTTTTCTATTTCGGCAGGCACAACAAGTTTTTTGTACGGGTATTTCATTCGTCCTCTTTCGCTTCAATAGCAACAAGAATAGCAGTACAGGTAAGCAAAATAGCGGTGATACCGAGGGCTTGAGTACGGGTTTGACCCGACAAAGTGATGATGATGTATCCGCTAGAACATGCAGCTACAAGAAGTGTGCAGATGGAAGCCAGGTACTTACTCATGGGTACAGATTATCACTTTCTTTTGGAGGTGATAACGGGCATGGCGGTGAGTACAGCCCCAATAACAACGAGGGTCCGGCGTTCACCCACATCTACGGTGGAACCGACAGGAACATAGTTGTCTAGCCCGCCACCAAAAATGTTGATTTCTGATTCAAACTTTTTCTTAACTTCGGGCGGTGCGTTACTAACTACGAGGGCTATCTCGTCTAGTTGTTCGGTGGTGAGGGTGTCCAGGTTGTCGGCTATTTCTTGGATGGCCGCTGTGACCTGTTCAGGGGTCGTATCTTGCTGGAGTGCCGTGATTGACTCCGCCACGGTTTCGGGGAGCGTAGGGGGCAACGTGGTGGTTGTGGTGGGGTTTTGGACGCTACTTGGGGTGGCGGTTGTCGGGGTAACGGTGGTCGGCGGGATAGTGGTTACAGTCGTAACCGTCACAGTCGTTGAAGTCGTGGTTCTGGGGGGTTGCGTAACCGTCGTAGTTGGGTTGTTCGTAGTCGGCGGTGATGTCGAAGATGTAGACGATGAACTCGTTGATGGAGGCAGCGTTGTAGTTTCCACGGGAAGGGTGGTCAGGGGGGGTGGGGCGAGGGTTGTCGAAGTAGTAGTGGTCGTTGTACTGGTCGTCGTCGAGGTCGGTTCGGGGACCGTAGTTGTCAACAATGTCGGCAAAAGCGTGGTTGATGGCTCGCTGATAGGCGAGGTGCTGCTCGTCGTAGTCCATATGACCTCTGTGGTGGTAGTAGTGGTAGTGGTTTCTACTGTAGTGGATGTTGTGGTGGTTGTGGGTGAGCTTGTCACGCCTTCAACAAATAGTTCGTAATCAATGTTCCAAGTAGTGTCCCATATGCGCCACACGTTAGGTTCGTAACAGCATGTACCGGCACGAAGCCTGTACCAGCCTGGTTCTACCTGGATTTCGATGCGACTTTGTAGACCGTAATAGTCGTCGTTGGTGACCAGCAAAGTACCTTCAGAGTTGTACAGCCATAGCTGAGGGTCTGAAGGGTGGTTGGGTACTTGGTATGTGCGGGCCGAGAAGGTGGTCGGTACATCATAGTTGAACCAAAAATCTGTTGGTTGTGTGATTACTAGGTTTTCTGCGTATGCAGGTCTTACCGCAAACAGTAGTAGTACTAGCCCTGTGAGGACTAGCATGAACCTACTTGTTGGCTTTACCGAACGCCGCTGCAACTTCTTCTTTGGAAAGAACACCATCTTCAGACCATGAACGCAGTAGTGCTTCCGTCACTTTGGATGCTGAAACTACACCAGCTATTGCGGCTGATTTCCATAGTTCTACACCGAAGATTGCACCACCGGCTACGGCTGCTAATGCTGATGAGCCGAATACTCCGGCTACTCGAAGAACGATTGTTTGTACTTTGACCATGATGTTTCCTTTAGTGGTGGGTTATGCGAACGCAATCCAGTTTACACGAACAGAAGTTGTTGCTGTTCCGCCGATTTGCCTTACGTTTATGTTGGTTGCATCCAAACCAGCGATTTCGAATGAAGCAGATAAAGCACTATTGTCACCATTTGATACAACTGCTGTTGATGGTGTTGACCCCAAGCCGTGTGGGACGGCAGCAGAACCAGCAACCATGCTGACAACACTAGAACCTTTAGCCAACCCAACAAGAGCGGTGGCGGTGGCTGCATTGCCAGAAGTGTTTTGGTTCCCAGAAGCATTAACTCCAGGAAGGTTTATGTTGGCAGTACCGTCAAATGAAACACCGCCAATGTTTCTTGCGGTTTGCAATGCTGTAGAAGTGGCAGCGTTACCAGTAGTGCTTTGGTTCAACGTGGGGAACGTGCAGTTGGTCAAAGTACCGCTAGAAGGTGTGCCGAGCGCACCACCAGCAACCAAGTTGCCCGATGCCGTGCCCGTAACGCTACCCGTGACATTGCCAGTTACGTTACCTGTCAAAGCACCAACAAAAGTTGTAGCCGTAACAGTTCCAGTAGTCGCCAACTTAGACAATGCAATCGCAGCACTTGCGCTTATGTCTCCGTTTACAATGCTAGTAGCAAGATTCAATTTAGAGTAAGCAATGGCTGCACTAGCGTTGATGTCAGCGTTTACAATAGCCCCATCCGCAATTTTGACTGACGTAATAGCACTATCAGCTATGCCCGCTGTTGCTACCTGGTCCCACTTGAACCCATTGGTAGCGGTTGAATCGACCTGCAACACATGGGTGTTGGTTGCACCAACCGCTAAACGGTTGATGGTGCTACCGTCGGTGGCAATCAAGTCACCTTTAGTGGTCATTATGGAAGCAACCTGGTTGGCTTCGTCAGCTTCGCTTGCCGTGAACACGGGATAAATGGATGCACCAGAAACGTGCGCTACGGCAGTAGTGTTGTCTGCACCGCGCACAACAGTCAAAGTCAGCGTTGAAACGGCGGTCACCTTCATTTTTTCTTCTTTAGAAGTACCAGCGTCAACAACAACAAAATAGGGAAACGATGCAGGCCAGCCCGTTACAGCAGCAACCGTAAACGTGGTGTCAGCAATAGTCGGGCTTGAAGTTAAAGTTGTTTGGACACCGTTACCGGTATATCCTTTTCGTACTGGTAATGCCATTGTTTGCTCCTAGTTTTCTACACTTCTCATAGTAACAGTTGCCGTACCTTCCCATTCCCAGGTGTTCCCATAGGAATCAAGGGGTGTCCATTCGACATCTTCCACAATAACAGAATGGCTGCTAGTGCCTATTTGGAGGGTGATGATGGAAGGGCTAGAAATCAGTTCGTCAAAGTAATCTGTTTCATCCTGCACGTTCAGGTAATAGTCTTTGCCTTTAACGTTCAGCTTGTGGTGCAACAGGACAGGGACAATAAACACTTGTGAACGGAACGGGGCAGCATATGCACGGGCCATCCAGCGGGTAAACACGGGTCCTTCGGTGACTGTCGTACCGCGTGTCAACGTGAACTTGATGGCAGCTTCAATAGTTTTGATGTCTGAACCTTCAAAAGTGTTTTCGGTTTGACCAGCCGAATCCCAAGTACCTAAAGAAACGTATGCAGCGTTGTCGGTGGACAAGAACGCGGTGATAGAACCTTTCAACGGCTCGCTACGTGCATCGACTTTGGCTACGAACTTGCGGTCAGGAATACCCCAACGCCATGTCCCACCCTCAATAGTTCCGGTAGCAACAAGACTTGCCGTGTTCTCATACACAACCCCGACAGCGTTGATAGAAAACACTCGTTTAGAATCAAACGTCACAACGCTTTGCACGGCGGCAGTAGAGGCGTACATGAGGTCTGTAGCGAAAGCAGGGGTGTTTGTTCCTGTGCTGATAGACAAATCTAGACGGCCCAAACCGCTTGAAGTGCCGTCATAGTTTGTGTACGTGAACCACACGAAACGTCCGTCACCCGTAAAATCGTTGACCGCACCTGATGTTGGGATGACCGAGCCGAGAAGCAGGTTGCCTGAACCGTCTGTGGTGGCCATTCGCACACCTTTGTTTGTGCCAATAAAAATGAACCCAAGATACGAGTCGATGCTAGAAACAATTTCGCCGTAAGGTAGTTGTCCGGCAACGGAACAGTCGCCCAAACCGGAAGCATCGGCGGTCAAAGTTGTTTTATATATGAGGCTTACATCGCCAGCGAAACCTGCAACATAAATAAACCCGTTGCCACCCGCAGAACCCACGAAACTTGTGGCAGGGTTGCGGTTTGTGTGGAACGCCGTACCGACACCAGCGATGCTTACGTCCATTACAACGTTTGCTTGTGTACCGATAATGCGTCCGTTAGCGTAATTTAAAGAGGTAAACGTAAGCAAAGCGGTAGCGCCCGTGGTGTGGGGGGCAATAAGTGAGCCAGCACTATCATGTACGTGGACACCACCTGCGGCGTAACCAATAAAAACTCTTGTACCGTCAGAACATAATGACCCGATAGTCAAAGCTTGTGCGCCGGTAGTGATAGTTGTCCAGTTGCCAGACACCGTGGTGGTGCGTTTTAAAGATTGTCCGTCAGCAACATAAATGTATCCGCCAGCAACACACATCAACTGTCTAACGGCAGTAGTGGGCGCACCCGAACCGACGTTCAAGGCCGTATCGTTTAACAAAGACACTTGGCCTTTAACCCACGGGTTGATACCTTTAGACTTATAAAACTGATAGTCAACAGAACCGGCGGTGTCAGCGTATTGTTGTCCCGCACCGAAATGCCATGAATCTTGCCCGCGTCGCCACAACCCACCAGGGTTGATAGCTGCTTCACCAGGGGCGGTTGAAGTGTCTTGTGAGTCACGCACACGTTGCTCATACCCACGGGTAAACTTGCCTGATTTTTGGTCAACCATGTACGGTCTACCGTTGATAGCTACAGGGAACGTTGACGGTACGAGAGTTGTTGAACCTGTACCCGAAAAGTATGCGGGTGTGTTAACAAAAGGTATTGTTAAAAAGAGCGACGGGGCGGCCACAGTTTAGTTCCGTTGCAGAAACGTAGGGTACTGGCGAGTCAGCTTGGCTGCTTCGGCTATGATGCGGTCCCTTCGCATACGCAACAAGTTTGTAATACTGCCACCAACGGCTCCAGCACCAACTTCTTCGGAGCGGCGTGTGTCACCTTGCGATTCGGTAAAGTTGCGTTTCACTTCACGTGGGGCGACAAGCCTGATTTCTGCACCAAGAACAAGAATGTCCTCAGCAGAAATGGGGTAACCCGAAATGGTTTGCAGGTCATCCGTCTCGGAGGTGACACGGGTGAAAGGTGCTTTATATGAGATACGGATTTCTGATGCAGGGATACCAGCATCGATTTGGAGTGCCATACCGGAACCAAAATCTTTGGTTGGCATATCCCGCAACAGTTTCACACCGTTCACCGTCTTGTAGTCGGAAGCGATATAACGGTAACGGACTTCCAGTAGGTCTATAACGTCGCTGATGGCAGGCAAGTTAACCTGGCGGTTGGCAGGGTTGTAGGTCATGTCCAAAACTTTGACACGGAACAGGCCGTTCATCGGCGATGACAGGTCGGACAGTTCGTCGTTGATGGCTTCAATAATGTTGTTACGAGGAAACCGTGGGTTCGCTGTAATAATACTGTTGACTGCTTGCGCCGATGCGGTAGTGCCGTTGAAGGCTCGTTCTACTGTCAAGGTTTTAGTGGATTCTACGGTTGCCCAAACATACATTTGTTCTGAACCAATCTCGATGACGGTTCCGGAACGTATCCCACCCAATTCGTAGGTCAACACGACGCTTGTAGACACAGCTGTTAAAGCCAAGGCTAGTTTGTTGCGTTCCTCTACTACCCCTGATAGGAGTTGGCGTTGGGTTCGGTTGATGATTTGGGCGACTGTAGACATTTATTTCTTTCGAGCGGCTCTCATGTTATCTATGAGATTCGGGTATGGCCTGCCTGCTGCTTTAGCCATTGCTTTAGCAGAAGATTTGGCTTTGGGTGAAAGTTTTTTGGACACCTTTTTGGGGTTTGGTTTGTCCCAAACTTCTTTCTTTTTGGCGGCCATTACTTTTTCTTTGCACCCATTTTTTTGGCAGCCATCTTTTTGACAGTTTTCTTTGGCATAGCAGAGTTTGCCATCATTTTGCCGTTAGGCATTTTGTGCATCCCACCAGATTTTTTGCCGTAATCCATCATGTTGTTCTCCTTGTTAGGCGTGTCTGCATATTAGCACGGGAACATTATCTCAATATCTTCCAGGTGTTTAGCATAGATTTGGGGGACAAGTTCTTGTATCAAAGCGTTCTGTTGGCGTTGCGCGGTGTGATGGCCGATGTGCTGTAGATATAGCAGCTTGTCGATGTGAACACTTTTGGTCCATAAAGCTGACCGGACTATCAGGTCGTAGTCATCAGCAACCCTGAGGGTGGCATCATGCCCACCTAGTTTGCGGTACGTCTCTGCCCGCCAGCATCGGACATGGTTGGGGACAGACACGATATGGCTAAGGGTGGTCCAGTTCAAAGGTGGGGCTATCATTTCCCACACGTTGTATTGGTCGTTCCAGCGTTCCGACCCGTAGCCAAACGCCCAGCCTTCAGGGTATTTACCGCTAGTGCCGTCATCAAAAACTTCTGCACAGTTGGAGTAAACAAATCCGACACCATAGTCAATGAAAGCTACATCTATCTCTGCCAAAGCATCGGGGGTAAGTTCGTCGTCATGGTCTAACTCAACAAGTATCTCGCCTAAACCTAGGGAGAACGCCATGTGTTTTGCGTAGCCAATGTTTCCGCCTGATGGTACGTGTGGTCGGAACACCCGTATCTTGTACCGTTCATCGGAGCATAAGCCGTATACCTGATTGTATGTATCCATGCCAGGGGAGTCGTCGTAGATGACCCATTCCCAATCTGTGTGGGTTTGGGCTTTTAGTGATGCCCATGTGCGGGCTAGGACTTCGGGTGGCGTGTTGTATGTGCAGGTGATGACACTAATCATGCAGGTTATGGAATCCCGACTACGGTTAATTTACGGTAATCATAAGAACCACTAGCAGACACGTTACACCTATAACGCATAGTGAAAGTGTTAGAACCCGAAGTTAAGCCAGTTAACATAAATGTTGTAGATGCACTATTTGCTGCGCTGATAGCACCAATGGTTGCAGAGTTTGCATCAGTA